ATCTATAACTTGTTTTGTTAGTTCACTTCTCGGAGTTGAAACACCAAAGTTTTCAAAACTCACACGGAAGCGATATTTTAATTTTGGCATTAACAGACCTTGGCTTGACGCTGATTGGTCACTTGCCAAAGGCACTGTAAATTTGCTTAATGAACTTACTGACATATTTTTGCTCCTGCTTTATATTATTTAGTCGCTTTGTTTACCTTCATTTTTCTCCACAAAGGCCCTATTAAATAGAGCCTGTGTTTTGAATACGAACTGGAATATAGATATATTCAACTGCCTTAACAGGTTCAATTGCTATATCGATGTACAATTCGTTACGATCGATACGGTCGTTAGTGTTGTTTGTTTCATCACAAACCACCAAGTAATCGTAAAGACCACGTTTTGCAACCAAATCGTTCATTAATTGCTCAACAACTTGCTTCACTTCATCACGTGTTAGTTTATCGTTTGGTTCAAATACAAATGGTTTTGTAATAACCGCTAAACGTTCACGGATGTAAGCAGTAAGTCTTGATACGTTAATGCGATCTAACGCACTTGCCGTAGCCGTTCTAGACTTGTTACCGTAGTTTAATATTCCGTTACCGGGGAAGAATGCAATCGGGTTAATACTGTTTTCGTATAAAGTATCTCTTAAAGATTCTCTAACACCAACACTTGTAAATTCGCCTGTTGCACTATCTAAGTAACCTAATCCTGTTGCATTATCAACAACACCACGTCTTGTACCTGCTGGTGCAAACCATGGATAACTAGCATCATCTGAACGAATTAAAGTTCTTAACATCATGTGTGATGCTGGAACCATAATACTGTTACCGCTAAGGTCCGTTGTAATACCACTTGGGTAAAAAACACCTAAGTATGTATCAGCAGTTACTAGACCTTTGTCGTTATTATCAGTTGCTAGGTTGGCGTTGATAGCCCAGTTTTGGATATCTGTACTATTTGCCGCTAATCTGAATGGTGTATCACCAATTACAAACCCTGTGTTACGTCTGTCATTGTTTAATGCTACCATGTTTTGAATCATTTCTGGATAACCAGGAGATGCAATTACGTTAAAGTTTCTTTGTTCTTCACGTAATTCTGCACTTGTATCAATTGCAGATTTCATAGCCGCTATAATAACACGACGTACTGCATTTCTACCCATGAACGGTGAACCGTCATTTTGTAGTCCTGCTTTAGATACCCATGCGTCTTTCTCTGTAGGTAATACTTTACCTGCAAAGTCTGTACTGTTAAAGTAGTCTTTTCTAAACTCTTTAACATTGTTACCACTACGTCTTGTATTGAATAGTAGCATACCACGTGGATAGTTAGATGCATCTGGACAATCTAAATCAATAGTATCATTAGTTAATAATGATTTAATTGTAGTAATGTCTCCACTTACAACGTCAGTTGTTGTGTCACCATTATAACGTGCATCAGCAAATAATACGCCATCTTCACTAGTTTGGTCTGTGTTATCGATTGTAACCCATTTATCTTCGCTGTCTACTTGTTCCCAACGTTTGATAATTGGATAATTTTCTAAATCTGATGTGTCAATCCATAAATCACCATAAACAAGAGCAGTACCGTCACTTTGTTGTACTGGTTCACTTGCACTTACAAGTGGGCCATTTGGTGAAGTATTTCCAAGATTGAAACCTCTTGCATCAGTAGCCACATTGTGATAACCTTTCCAGTCTGAACCGTCATGGATCATAATATCAACTTCATCAGTTACATTATGGAACCATAAACGACCATTTGCCGGATTTGCACTTGGCTCGATACTACCAGCAGTATATGTTAACTGTTGGAAGTTACTGAATACTAAATGACCACTTGTACTACCTTCACGAATATAATCGTTTGCAGTTGTAAATCCTGCTGTTGCTAAAGGTGTATTGTTTGTGTCTGCAAGTGTCATTGTACCACCTAACGAGTGTGTTAGTGTCAATGCACCTGATGTTGCAACACTGGCTGTAACATAATCAATATTAAGTGTGTTAATATCATTTACTAAACTAGCAACTGTTGTACCTGTAGCAGTTACAGTTGTTGTGTTATTTGTATTTGCACCTTTAATAGTTGAAGTAATAGTAAAAGCATCACCAACACTAAACGTTGGAGCAGTTGCAGTACCAGTTACTACTGTTGCACCTTTTACTTTTCTTTCATAAATTTTATACATTACAAAGCCACTATCGTTTTGCATGGCTTGAACATACACTGTACCTGCTTCGATGTTTAGTCCACCACCAATTGAGTCTAATCCATATAATGCATATCTTTCACCTTGATATACATTTACAGTTTTAGCAATAAACTTACCGAAAGGGGAACTATACTCACTTACATCAAATTTTGCACCGTTGTTCGGAGAAGTTGTTTTAATCCAAACACTACCTGTTGGCGC